TTCAGTTTCCAGCAGCTACATCAACAGCAGCGATTTTAAGAATCTCTGGTTAGTACATAGGAGTTAAAATCCTATGGCATCAGGAACTTGGAATACAGGCTTTTGGGGCCAAAACCAATGGAACGATACAGCTGATCCTACGTTTACATTAACGGGGGTAAGTCTATCTGGCGTTCTTGGTACAACTACAGAAGTTGACGGAGATATAAATACAGGTTGGGGACGTATTGAATGGGGCATTAATGCCTGGAGTGAATTTGGTTCTGCACTTCCGACAGGGATAGGTGCGTCTTTTAATGTAGGAACTATTGCTGTTCAAATTGATGTTACTGCAACAAACTCTACAAATAATAATCAAACAATAACTGCAGCAGTTAATAGTGTAGCTATTGATATTCAAGGAAAAGTATTTCCTACAGGTTTTGGTCTAAGTGGAACTTTAGGAACAGCTGATGCTGGTCCTGATGCAATGCTTACAACTAATCATGCAACAATGGGTCTTGGTTCTGTTCAAGCTTATAATCAAACAGGTTGGGGTAGACAAGAATGGAATGAAAACGCATGGGGCGTTGAAGGTCAATATGCAAACGTTGATGTAACTGGAATTTCAATGACTGGAGCTATAGGTAGTTTATCACTTGCAGGTGAATCAGTAGTTACTCTTAATACTTTAAATGTAGCTCAAGCAACTTTAGGTGTTGTTGATCCTGCTCCTGACGCAACTATTACAGGTAATTTTATGATTGGTGCTACCGGCCAATTAGGAATGCAAGGTGATGTTACACAAGATGTAACAGGTATTGCAATGTCTGCAGGTTTAGGAAGTGTTGTAGCAGTTCCTGGTCAAGAAGTTCTTTTAACAGGATTACCTGCTCTTGCTAGATTATCTTCTCCTAGTTATATTATTCACGTAGATGTTTTAGTAACAGGAAATTCCTTGACTATGGCACAAGGTTCTGGTAGTGCTTTAATCTGGAACAATGTAAATACAGGTACAGCGCCTATAACTCCTCCAGGATGGCAAGAAGTAGCTGCATAATGAGTTTGACACAAACTCAATTTTTTAGTAAAGTAAACGCAAATAAGGAATTTAAATTATGGCAAATTCAACATCAGCTAGTTTAAAATTAACAGTTCAAGCAACTGGGGAAAACTCAGGAACTTGGGGACAAATTACAAATACTAACTTACTAATTCTTGAACAAGCAATTGGTGGTTATGGCGCATTTAACGTAACTGATGCGTCTAGAGCTTTGACTTTTACTAATGGTGCTTTATCAAATGGTAAAGATCAAGTAATTAAATTAACAGGAACTCTTGAAGCAAACGTGAATGTTACTATTCCTAACTCAATAGAAAAAACTTATATTGTTGAAGATGGATGTAATCATGCAGGTTTTACTTTAACTTTTAAAACTGCATCTGGAACAGGTGTTCTTTTATGTGAAGGTCACACTTACACTTTATATTCTGACGGAACTAATGTTGTAAAAGCAGGTGAACATAAAAAATGGAGAGCTATTTCTGCAGCTGAAACAGTTCAAGCTGGTGCTCAACTTTTAGTAAATACAAATGGTGGAGCAGTTACGGTAACTCTGCCCGCATCACCGGCTGCCGGTGATGAAGTAGCTTTCATCGATCAAGGTTATGATTTTCAAACTAACGCATTGACTGTTGGTAGAAACTCTTCTAATATAGCTAACTCAGCAGCAGACCTTGTTGTTAATACACAAGGTGCTGGTTTCTGTTTAGTATTTTCAGGAGATGCAACAACAGGTTGGACTTACAAGGAGAAATAGAATATGGCAAATTACGAAGCAACAAAATACGATTTTTCAGGAGCAAACCTTACAGGTATCGAAGGAATTCCTACAGCGACTATTGTGCCGTGGTCTGCTGCATCAGTTCCAACAGGTTTTCTAGAATGTAATGGTCAAACAGTTTCAAGATCAACTTACTCTGCATTATTTGCAATTATAGGTACAACTTACGGAGCTGGAGATGGTTCATCTACTTTTCTAGTACCTGATCTTCAAGATAACGTTGCAGTCGGAAAATCAAACAATAAAGCTTTAGGGTCAGCAGCAGGAGCAAATACTGTAGCCTCAACTGGAAACGTTGGTGGTTCAACAGCCAATGCTTCTTTATCCCAAGCACAACTTGCATCACACAGTCACAGCGGTGGAGGAAACTCATATAATAATATACCTAACTTTGGTGGTGCTAATCCTAAGGCACTGATATCTGGAAATACTGGTAACCAGGGATCTGGTTCAGGTCACTCTCATAATATGAGTGCAAACTTTACTGGAGATGCAACTTCAGTTTTACAACCTTATTTAACAGTAATTTATATAATTAAGACGTAGGAGAAATTATGGCAACAAACGCAAATTGGACAGTAGTATTTCAAGACAAAGTAGTTATTAAAAATCATGCTGAAGGTGCTGATGAAGGTATTGGATATGTAATTAATGATGATGCTTTTTGGAATCAATCTAAATTTTCAAACATTTGGGCTGTTCAATATGGAACATCTAATTCTACTGATGAAGTAGAATATAAAGATGAAACACCTCATTCATCATATGTTGATGCAAATCTTGGAGATATATCACAATTTTCATCTAAATGGGATGCAGCTCATTTAGCTCAATTACAATCTGATTGGGACAATAATAATAGTGGCACAGGTGAAGGAGACGATTTTACTCCAGAAACTGAAGCTGAAAAAATAGCTAGATTAGGTGAAAGACCTACATCTTACTCTTCTTAATTAGAATCTAAAATAATATTCAAAGTAAGCCTTTGCCAGTTTTGAGTTTGGCTTTCTGGAGTTTCTCCAGTATGAAATTCATTTGAATTAAATATTACAGCACTTCCAGGTTTAAATTTAAATTCTTTTCCATCAACATGTAAAGATCCTCTCCAGGCATCTTGCCATACAGGAGTCATAAACATTAGAATTGTTTGTGTTGTAGGACTATCACAATCTTGATGTAACCAGTGATTTGGAGAACCATTATAGGTTAAGTTAAACCAGCTTCTTTTAATATTAGTATGTATACCAATATTTTTTTTATTAAGCATTTCTGCCATTCTAAAAACTAGACTCTGTATATATAAATAAAGTGAATAATTATATATGTCATTCCCACTTTTTATTTTAAATAAAGGTGCACCTGCAAATTGTTTATTAGAGGGGTATTCTTCAACATTTGACATTCCATTTACATTCCAATGCGGGGCATTTACAATTTCTTTATAAATAAAGAAAAGTTCTTTTTCCGAAAAAATATTATCTAATAACACTGGTTTCATCGTAACATTATCCAAGAAGTTAAAATATATTTTTCACCTGATAATGGTGGATTTCCCCTGTGTAAATATGGAAAAGCTGAAGGCCAAATAACTATTCTTCCAGTTTTAGGTTTTACTCTTTGTGAAAAATGCAAGAATTCTGTTTCTCCACCTTCTTTGACATCGTTTAAATATACAGAAAAAACAAATGCTCTAGCCTCATTATTAAAACCTCTATTGTGTTCTATATGCCAAGTATGATATCCTTCCGTAGGAAGAGTTTTTTGAATTTTTACACCTGTATAATGAAAAGGAACATTATCATAAGCTTCATGCGCTCCAGTATTTGTGCAATAATTTCTAAAAGCCATATCAACATTAAACATAATTGTTTTAAGATCTTCCCACCAAACATCTAAATTATGACCCGTAGCAAAATATTGTTTGTCTTTTTTTTGTAATACAGATGCATTTTCTGAGGCCATTCTATCAAGTGTTTTTTGTAATTTAGTTTCATCTTCATATACTTTAATAACTTTATTACATTCTTCAGGAGTAATATAGTTATCATACACCCCTATAAAATTATTTATTTCAACTGTTTTGTTATTCATTATTTTCTCCTCATATATTTATGTTAAAAGATACAACAATCTTTTCTTTGCTTTTTTGTCTAGGGGTTCCATGTTCTAAACTACTTTTAAATAATAAAAGTCTACCTGGTTTACATTCTAATTTATATTGTGAATATGATATTGGATTAGCTCTTTCAGGAAATTGAGTAACATCTATTTGATCATAAAAATTAATAACATCATTTACATCAGATTTTATATAAAAAGCGCCACTTAATAAAGAACCATTATGAATATGTTTTTGTAAATAATCGTTTTGTTTACTAATATTAAACCAACTGTTTAAAATTTTAATATTTTCTAAATTATCATAACCTAGTTGTGTTAGAAATTCTTTAGAATGTATTATAATAATATTAAATAAATCAACAAATTCTTTTTTGGTATGTAGGTTTTCTATTTGATAAGATGAATCAACATAATGATAGTCATTTCTATTTAAATTCATAGCGTTTTTTTTCATAACTGTTTCATAATAAGTTAATTTATCCTCTAACAAATTATCTACTTGATATACTGGTTTAGGAAACAAACCATGTATTTTATAATTTATTGTAGCCATGCAACTATACTATACCTTGTTCCTTCCGTAATAGGTTGAATACCATGTGGATACATAAAATTGCTAGGAAAAAAAACAATTGTTCCCCTTTTAAGTTTATATCTTTTTATTTCTTTTTCTTGTTGATCTACAAAAATAAGGTCTCCTCCTTTATATGTATCATTAAGATTAATTATCACACTTAAAGATCTAGTGTAATCTGTAGCGGTATCTATATGATATCTATATTTACCTCCTATTTCATATTTTAATAAATCTATCTGATTTACTTTGTTGTTATGAATAAGAGGAAATTTTACTTTATAGAATACATACATCTCTTCTATTTTTTTATTTATCTTATCGAAGATATGCTTTTCCTTTTTAGAATCTAAATGTTTTCCTAACACGTTTCTTACATCTTTATTTACATCACTTTGACCAACGCCTAAATGTTCTAGCTTAGATTGATTGCAATAATTTATTATATCTTGGCAAAATACATCACTTATCATGCTATCAATTTTGACAATTGCTTCCAAATGGTCCATAATTATGATACTTTCATTCTCTGTAAAACTAATATATAAAGCACTATATGCTACAAAAATTAAATTTCAAGCCTGGTTTTAACAAGATGGTCACAGATTCTGGAGCTGAATCTCAGTGGGTAGATGGTGATTTTGTTAGATTTAGATATGGATTACCTGAAAAAATAGGTGGTTGGAATCAATTATCTATTGCAGGTGAAACATTACCTGGGGTAGCACGTGCTCAACACACTTGGACATCATTAGCGGGTGAAAGATATGCAGCTATTGGAACTTCACAGGGTTTATTTTTATATTATGGAGAACAGTTTTTTGATATCACACCATTAGATACAGCTATAACAGGATGTACATTAACAACAGTTAATGGATCAAATGTTTTACAAGTTAATAAAGGATCACATGGTCTAAAAGTTGGAAGATATGTAACTTTATCTGGCGTAACTGTTACAGGTGCATCAGACTTTACAACAGCAGAATTAGAAGTAGCTTATGAAATATTAACAGTTGCAACAGTAGATAAATTTACTGTTCAAGCTGTAAGAAATGAAGGAGGATCTGGTATGACAGCAGCAGGTGCAGCAACTGTTAATCCTTATGTTGAAGTAGGTCCTGTCTTTCAAACAGTAGGTTATGGTTGGAGTACTTCTACATGGAATACTTCTACTTGGGGAACTGAAAGAGCTACAAGTTCTGTAGTCCTGGATCCAGGAAACTGGAGTCTAGATAACTATGGACAAGTTCTTGTTGCAACAATTAGAGATGGAAAAACTTTTACATGGAACGCAGGGGCAACAAACGCCAGAACAGTTAGAGCTTCTTTATCTACATCAGGTTCTTCAACTTCAGCTAACCCAACTGCATCAAGATTAACACAAGTCTCAGATAGAGATAGACACTTATTTCATTTTGGAACTGAAACAACTA